TTGAAGCTACTCCTGAAGGAAGTTGGATTGAAACAAGTGTTAGCGGATAAAGCTGTTAAGACTGGTAACAAAACCAAGACCGTTCCCTTCAACCCTAACAGTCGTGATCAGATAGCGGAACGCTTAATGAACATGGGGTGGAAGCCCAACGCCTACGAAGGGAAGCGCCCGAAGATTGATGAAGCAGTTCTTCGTGGAGTGGAGACACCGGAAGCGGATATGTTATTGGAGTATCTGTTAATCACCAAACGCTTGGGGCAAGTCGCAGAGGGTCGTAACGCTTGGTTAAAGATGGTTAAGGATGGACGCATACACGGTGAGGTTAACACCAACGGTGCGGTCTCCGGTCGATGCACTCACACCCGCCCTAATGTTGCCCAAGTGCCAGCAGTTCGTGCGACATACGGAACGGAATGTAGATCGTGCTTCACCGTCCCCGAAGGAAAGGTGTTGGTGGGTGCTGATGCTAGTGGCTTGGAGCTACGATGCCTTGCTCACTACCTTCACCCTTACGACAACGGAGCATACGGAAGGACAATCCTGGAAGGTGACATCCACACCGCTAACCAGCAAGCTGCTGGGCTGCCGTCACGCGACGAGGCCAAACGCTTTATCTATGCGTTCCTTTACGGAGGAGGCGATGAGTTGGTTGGAAACATTGTTGGTGGAGGAAGACGAGAAGGAAAACGAATCAAGGAAGCCTTCAAGCGTAAGACCCCAGCCGTAGCTCGCCTTTTGAAAAGCATCGAGCAAGCCCTTAAGGGGAAGACATGGTTAGGTGGCTTGGATGGTCGCAAGCTGCACTGTCGCTCTGCACACTCCGCATTGAATCTTTTGTTACAAGCAAGTGGCGCAGTTGTTATGAAGAAGGCTTTGGTTGTTTTTGCGCGTGACGCAAAGCTGCCTTACGAACTCCACGGTAACATCCACGACGAGGTTCAGTTCTCCTGTCTACCGGAACACGCCGATGAACTCGGTAAGTTGTTCTGTGATTCACTTACCAAGGCTGGCGAGGAGTTGAAATTCAAATGCCGTCTTGACGGTGAATACAAGGTAGGATCTAATTGGGCTGAAACACACTAGGTTGATGAAAGTCTTGATAGCTTGCGAATACAGTGGAACGGTAAGAGATGCGTTTACCGAGTTAGGACATGAAGCTATGTCGTGTGATCTTCTTCCTACTGAAAAACCAGGACACCACTATGAGGGTGATGTGCAAGATGTTCTTGATTACCCTTGGGACTTAATGATCGCTCATCCTCCTTGCACTCATCTCAGTGTATCCGGTGCGAGGCACTTTAAGGAAAAGCAATTAGACGGGAGGCAACAGACAGCAGTTTCTTTCTTCATGAGTCTGGCACACGCTAACATCCCAATGATTGCTATTGAGAATCCGGTGTGTGTGATGTCCTCACTTTGGCGTAAGCCTGATCAAATCATCCAGCCTTGGCAGTATGGACACGGAGAAACCAAATCCACCTGCTTGTGGTTGAAAGGACTTCCAAATCTAACACCCACGGAAATCGTGAAGGGAAGAGAAGCAAGGATACACCGACTTCCCCCGAGTGAGGAGCGTTGGAAAATACGAAGTGAAACTTATCTAGGAATAGCCAAAGCAATGGCAAGTCAGTGGGGAAACGTGCTGACGTTACGTTAACAAAAAAAAACAAAACATTATGAGTAAGAAAATATACATCGACGGCGACATGCTTCTCTATAGGGCAGCGTTCTCAGCCGAAAAAGAAATCAAGTGGGATGATGACATCTTCACTGTTCACTCCGACTTCTCGGATCTCAAGGACTGTTTCATTATGGTCGTTGACTGCATAAACGAGATCCTTATGGTTGACGAGGAGGAAGGCGACAAGGTAACAATGGTCTTCTCAGATCGCTACACCTTCCGACACGAGATCAACCCTCTTTACAAAGCCCACAGGCGCGAGAAGAGAACCCCACTGGGCCTTGGTGCTTTGCGGGACTGGGCTTGTGACACATGGGAAACCCAACACGAGCAACGCTTGGAAGCCGATGATGTCCTTGGGATTATTGGAAGCGGTGAACCAGGTTCGATTATTGTTAGTGGCGACAAAGACTTCGCGACCGTGCCGTGCATCTGGTATAACTTCCTTAAGGACGAACTCCGCACCGTCACCTTGGAGGAAGCAGACAGACAGCACCTAGTCCAGACGCTTGCCGGCGATGCCACCGATGGATACTTTGGTGTTCCTCGGGTGGGCTTGAAGACCGCTGAAAAGCTCCTTGATAAAGAGGGTGCGGAATGGCAGACTGTTGTTAATGCTTATGAGAAAGCCGGCATGGGGGAGGACGAAGCGTTGCTTAATGCTCGCATGGCGTTCATCCTTCGGGACGGTTACTACGATAACGACACAAAGGAGATAACACTATGGACACCGTAACCATCAGCATTGAAGGAACCGCCGAGGAGCGCAAGATGATACCTCTGTATCGGGGGTTGTTTTGTTATTTCCCTGACGCTCTCGTTGAGGTCGCCAAGCAATCCGTTAAAGGGAACCTCCAGCATCACCCAGATTCCTTGGAGATATGGTGGGATAAAACCAAGTCCAAGGATGAATTAGATGCGATGCTCCGTCATACCTTGGAGGGTGACTGGGCGGCAATGGCATGGCGAGCTTTGGCTCATCTTCAAAGGCAGTTAGATGAACAGACCCATAATAGGACTGTTAACAATGATTGAATACATCCCTCCTATTCCCACAGAATTGATTAAGTTCTTGGACGAACGTGTTCCAAGTAAGGATTTCTCCCCTAGCGACTCGCTTCGGGAGATTGACTTTTATGGGGGTAAGCGTGATCTTGTTAACTTTCTAAAACGTCTTCATGACGATCAGCTAGCTAACCATCTAAAACCACTACAAGAAGACTAAGACCATGTGTATGTCTGTTAAAACGCCAAAACCACCGGAGCCTCCTGCGAGTCCTCCACCGCCTACTGCTATAGCCGAGACGGTTAAACCCAAAGACAAACCCGACAAAGCCCAGGGGAAACCCAAGGGTGTTGCTAGCTTGGTGAAACGCCGACCTGTCGTTGGTGGGTTAGGCATCTCAAAACAAACATCTAACTACTAAATTGTATCATGGCTAAAGTATCAACAAACATCAACCTCAACTCCTCGCATCTAGGATCGGGAGGGTCCCAAAGTTTCACCTCAACCACAACCCCAGCCATCACTCCGCACAACGGCAAAACAAATGCATTCCTTGTGTCAGGTGCTTTTGCAGGGGGAACCGTAAAACTTCAACACAAGATCGGAGATAACTATGTGGATATTGGACCAGACACAACATTAACTGCTAACGGTGGGGGATTGTTTACCACCCCTGTGTCTGATCTCCAGGTATCAGTAACGGGCGCGGATGGTAGTCCTTCTTTTGATGTCCAAGTGATCATCAAACCAATCAGCCTTTAAGATTAGACCGGTATGCGGAAGAATAAACGGAGCGAAGAAAAGCTAGCCCTTAGACTGGGGACGCTTGCAGTAACAGAAGGGTTTACCCAATCGTTAACGAGACCGTTGACTTCCAGCTTTTCTGGAGAAGAAGGAGCATTCAACCCTCTTTCCCTCAACCCGCTTCTGTGGTTCGACATGCAGGATTCGATGATGTCCCCGCTTGCTTCGGAGTCCCTTGACCTTGATCCGTCGAGCCCGTCCAGCTTGGATATTATTACGGCGACGAGAGCGGGAACAGCAACGTATACTGATGCGAGTGGTAACATTCAAACAGCCTCACCGAATACAGTTCGTGTTGATCATGTTGATGGAGTGCCTATGATGCTTATTGAGCCAGCAGCGACGAACTTGGCTCCTTACAGTGAAGACTTTAGCCAATGGACTACTATTGGAGGTGGAGTTACATTAACTGCAAACTATGGAATAAGTCCAGATGGAACACAGAACTCAACAAGATTGCAATTTAGTGGCTCAAGTCAACAATTATCAGATAATATAACTACAAGTTCAAGTTCAACGGGTTCAGTATGGGTTAAAGGAACAAGCGGAGAAACAATTAGATTTGGGGTATACGCTTCTGAAAATAATTTCACATTAAATGGTTCTTGGCAAAGAATACAAAGACAAGGAACATCAACCTCTAATTTAATAACTATAAATACTTACGGTGGTGTTACTGCAAGAGACCTTGAAATATGGGGCGGTCAGTTAGAAGATGGCACAGTCCCCACATCCTACATCCCCACATCAGGAAGCGCGGTGACGCGAGCCGCTGATGACCTTGTGATCGATGGTAGTGACTTTAGTGACTTCTACAATAGCTCTGAGGGGACGTTTTACGTAGAAGCGGTATTCCGTCAGGACAATAATGGCGACGGCCAAAGTCTACTATACGGTCAATCAAACAATTATCGCTTTTTATATGGCTGGGATGGCGCAATGCGAGTTTACGATGGAGCAACCATAGTTTCGACATCTCCCACAACGCTCACTGTCGGAAATCTTACACGAACCGCAGTTACTTTTGATTCTAGCACAATGGGTATTTCTCTTGATGGTAGCTCGACGGTATCAGGTAGTCACAACGGCAACCTCTCTTCAGCAACTGAACTAAATATTGGAAATTCTTCAAATTACCATCTCAACGGCCACATCAAGCGCGTCATCTACTGGCCTTATCACTCAGACAATCTCTAAACAATGGCACTCAACTTACAGACACTTACAGATTCCAGCACCAGCGCAGGGATTCTTGATGACCTAGCAACGGTCTCGTCGGAAGGCGACCTGGTGGCTTCCTTGGAAAACAAAGTAAGCGGCGGCCCGAACGCAACCCAGACCACCTCTACTGAACAAGCGGTCGCAAAGATCCCCACTGATGGAAACCAACCGTATCTCTTGATGGACATCGTCGATGACGAGTATGAGTTCACCACGGGCAGTTCGGCAATCAACGGAACCATCGTCGTGGCAACACTTGAAGGAACCTATAGCGCCAACATCTCACTTAGTGCATCCACGCAATACGACCTGCAAGCACGGGGTGTGGCATCAACGGCCAACAATGGGTTCTTGAAGAATGTTATTGGATACCTAATAACACCCACACAGTTGAGCGACTCTGAGATAACAAACATCGAAGCGTATTTTGTTGATAAAGGGGCAGCGGCAAGGAGCGCATTTGGGAGTGTTACGAGCTTCGTCCTCGCATGGCGTAGAAACAGCACCCTCACATCATTCCCACTGATCGACACTTCGTCAGGTGAGAGCTTCGACGCTACATGGAGGGATTGCACCTCTCTCACATCCTTTCCTGCGATTAATACTTCTTCGGGGACGATAATGCGTGACGCATGGCGCTCCTGCTCTTCCCTCACAACCTTTCCCTCGCTCGACACCTCATCAGCGACGACCTTCGATAGCACGTGGAGGGATTGCACCTCTCTCACATCCTTCCCACAGTTGGACGCTTCATCAGGGACGGTCTTCTTTAGGGCATGGTATAACTGCTCCTCCCTCACATCCTTTCCCGCTATCAACACTTCATCAGGGGAGAACTTCCAAGAAGCATGGTATAATTGCTCCTCCCTCACCTCTTTCCCGATGATCGACACTTCTTCGGGGACGAGCTTCAGCGGCGCATGGCGTGACTGCTCCTCCCTCACGTCATTCCCGTTGATCGACACTTCATCGGGAACGACCTTTGCTCTCGCATGGTATGGCTGCGCCTCCCTCACATCCTTTCCAGCTATTGACACCCCCTCGGGGACGAACTTCTTAGCTGCATGGTATAGCTGCACCAACCTCACCACATTCCCGACTGGTTTCTTCGATAGCTGGTCGCCTGCATCAGTATCGAATGGGGTATTCAACCTAGCATGGGATGGCTGCACATCCCTCACGGCTCAGTCGGTGGAAAACATCCTAACCTCCATCGACACCAGCGGCATCTACGGGACCGACACGGGACTCAGCAGCGGCACTCAGTTAGGGGATCACACCATTGATATTGACTACGATGGAACCACGCTTTCATCAGCAACCGCCACCGCCATCACCAACCTCAAGAACAAGGATTGGGCTATTTCAATCAACTCAGTAATTCAATAACATAATGCCCGAAGAACCACTAAGCGAGCTTGAACAAGATCAGCAGGACACGGGATGGTATTATTTCATCGCCACACCTGATATCTACCCCTCACTGGAGGGGTACGTTGACCAGTCCAGAGGCTATCCTATCGGGGGCGCTAAGGCTTCGACGCTTCGGGGTCTGCCCCCAGCCGAGGACTTAAAGATCACCAATGATGGCAGTGGCAAGCTAATGCTTCAACTGGAGACTTGGAGAGTGTCTTCGGATGACTTCGCTGCCCTTCAGCCTTACATTGATCAAGGAGTTCTATCCATCATCACCAAGGCCGAATGGGACGAGCTACAAATCGTTGAGGAAGAAGAGATGGAGATGGATGAACTTGAACAATTAGAAGACTAATATGACCGAAACCGCTCAACAAACCTACACCCGCCTTGAGGGGGATCGTTATCAATACCTCGACCGCGCACGGGCTTGCTCTAAGCTGACCCTTCCATACGTCATGCCCGAGGAAGGCTTTGGCCCCCACAGTCGCCTTGATACTCCCTTCAGTGGTGTTGGTTCCCGTGGTGTTAACAATCTTTCCTCGAAGCTGCTCTTAGCTTTACTTCCCCCTAATGCTCCCTTCTTTCGCCTCCAGGCTGACCAGCGTAAGCTAGCCGAAGAGGAGACCCCACCGGAACTCTTAAGTGAGATCGAGTCATCCTTGCAAGCCCTTGAAGGTTTGGTTATGGATGAGGTAAGCCTCGGAGCCTATCGGGTAACAATCCACGAAGCTCTCAAGCATCTCATCATCACCGGCAACGCACTCCTGTATCTACCGGACAGCGGAGGACTCCGTGTGTTCCACCTTGATAGGTTTGTTGTTGAGAGAGACCCTATGGGAAACCTCCTTAAGATTGCCACCAAGGAAACCCTAGCATTCTCTACGCTTCCTGAAGAAGTCCAAGCGGCTCTTGTCCAAGGAGACCCCAACCTCGACACCGCCGAAAGCAAACTTGATCTCTACACCTCATGCTGCCTGATCAAAGGATCGTGGCACATACGCCAAGACGTTAATGG